AAGGTTCACGGGAAGGTCACGTTCATTTCCCTTGATGGGGACGACCTGTCGCAGTACTGCGACAATTCGGAGCTGAAATTCGAGGCCGACGAACACGACGTCACCACGTACGGCAACGATGGGCACGTATTCCTGGGCGGGCTCACGTCCGGCACCGTCACCGTCTCCGGCAAGTACGACTCCACGGCCAGCACCGGCCCGCGGGCCGTGCTCCTGCCGCTGCGCGGCACCGTGGTCGTGCTGATCCACCGGCCGGAGGGCACGGGCGCGACCCTCCCGCAGGACGAAGTGGACGTGCTGGTGAAGAGCTACGTTCAAACGCACCCGGTCGCGGACTACATCATGTGGTCCGTGGAGCTGACCATGAGCGGTGACGTCGACTCGGCGGCGCAGAGCGCATGAGCGTCGACCTGGAGAAGCTACTCGGGCCGCGGGCCGACACCCCGACCGGGCTGCCGGAGGATGACGTGGAGGTGCCCAGCATGGGCACTGTGCGGGTCCGCGGCCTGTCCCGCGAAGAGGTATTCGAGACGCAGAAGGCGAAGGACACGCAGGCCCACGAGCGGAAGATCCTGCGCCTGGGGATGATCGACCCGGCGATGACCGAAGGCCAGGCCGCGGTGTGGCAGAAGGTGTCCCCGGCTGGGGAGATTGAGCCCGTGGTGGATAAGATCCGCGCGCTGTCCGGCCTGTCCGAGGGCGCCGACAAAAGCGGTCTACCTGGCCATGGAAACGAACCCGGACCTGGAATTCGAGATGTTCCTGGCGATGAAACTGGGGATGACAGTGGCCCGGATGCGGCGGGAGCTGGCGGCTGACGAGTACATGCGGTGGGGTGTGTACTTCGCACGGAAGGCGCAGCGGGAAGAGCTGGCACGGCTACAGCGGGGAGGCGGGAAGACGTGACACAGGTTGAGCAACTTGTGGCAATCGCCGCCCAGCTCACAGTGCTCGGGGCGGCGGCAGCCGGCGCTCTGCTGTGGTTCAAACGGTGGCTGCGTAGGCAAGTGTCCGAACCGCTCGAGACGGTCCGCGGTGAGGTGGAAGTCAATAAGGGCGACTCGATGCACGACGCGGTGATCCGCACCGAGGGGAAGATCGCAGTGCTGGTGACCCGCTTCGAGGACCACATGCGGATGGGGCACGCAGCCCCCGCTGCGCCGCCTGTGGTGGTCGTGGAAAGGCCGGCCCGCGATGCCTGACCCCATCAAGGTCGAAGGCCTGCGGGAGTTCTCACAAAGCCTGAAACGGCTGGACTCCGATATGCCGAAGGTGCTTCGGCTCGGGTTGAACGGTGTGGCCGACGTCGTGGTGAACGAAGCACGCCCACGGGTGGAGTCCCGGTCGGGGAAGGCCCGCAGGTCGGTGAAGGCGAAGAGCACCCGCACCGCCGTCCGTGTCGCGGGTGGCGGCGCCCGGGTGCCCTACTACCCGTGGCTGGACTTCGGTGGCAGGGTCGGCCGCAGCAGGTCCGTGGTGCGGCCCTACCTGAAACAGGGCCGGTACATCTACCGCGCATACTTCGCCAACCGCGACCGCTTCGCCCAGCTACTCGAGGACACCCTGGTTGACGTGGCGCGGCAGGCCGGCCTGGAGGTCCAGCGGTGAGCAAACCACAGGTAACGCTGACGTTCGCCGGGGACGAAAAAGACCTGACGAAGTCGTTTGACAAGGTGGGCGCCGCGGCGAAGGGCATGGACGACGACGTGGGCCGGGCCTCCCGCGGCATCCGCGACAGCGCCGGTGGGCTGGACAAGTTCGGGGAGGCGTCCGACACGGCGGACACCCGGGCCATGGGCTTCCGTGACACCCTCACCGGCGTCGAGGACACAGGCCGCGGCGTGTCCATGATGATGAAAGGTGACATGTTCGACGGCGCCCTCATGCTGGGCATGGGCATCGGTGACCTGGGCTCCGGGCTTTTCAACTTCGTGGTCCCCGCGTTCAAAGCGTTTTCCACGTCGATGCTGCAGAGCGCCGTGGCTTCGGTCCGGTCGACCGCGGCGACCGTCGCCCACGGCGTCGCCACGAAGGCCACGGCGGTCGGCACTGGGGTGCTGACGGTCGCGCAGCGCGGCCTGAACCTGGCCATGCGGGCGAACCCGATCGGGCTGGTCATCACCGCCCTGGTCGCTATCGGCTCCGCGCTGGTGCTGGCCTATAACAAGTCGGAGACGTTCCGCAAGATTGTTCAAGGCGCCTTCCGTGGCGTCCTAGCCGTGGGCAAGGCGCTGTGGACGGGGCTGCAGGCCGGCGCCCGGGTGTACGTGGCCTACATCAAGGGGCTGGCGACGGCCATCTCAGCGCCGTTCCGGCTCGCCTTCCGCGGTGTCAAGGCCGCGTGGAACGCCACCATCGGCGGCAGGGGATTCAGCATCCCCGACTGGGTCCCGATCATCGGCGGCCGTTCGTACCGGATCCCGCGGATGCACAGCGGGGGTGTCGTCCCCGGGGCGCCCGGGCAGGAGGCCATGGCCATTCTGCAGGCCGGGGAGCGCATCGAGCCCGCGAGCAGAGCGGACGGGCGAACGGTGCTCGAGTTGCGCGGCGACGGGGAGCTGGCCCGGCTGCTGGTGGAGCTGCTACGTAAGGCCATTCGCACGCAGGGCGGGGACGTACAAGTTGTGCTCGGCGGCGCGTGATGGCGGCACTCGACGTCCATGTTGATCTGTGGATAGACGCAGCGTGGGTGGACATCACCGACGACGTCTATACGCGGGCCCCTATCATGATCACCCGCGGGCGCACCGCGGAAGGCGGGCAGGTCGAACCGTCGAGCTGCACGGTGACCGTCAACAATCGGGACGGCACCTACTCCCCCCGGAATCCGTCGTCGCCGTACTTCGGGAAGATCGGCAGGAACACGCCCGCCCGGGTGCGCGTCACCGCGGACGTTCGCCTCGTCGGGGAGATCTCAGAGTGGCCGACCAAGTGGGACCAGCCCGGCAAAGACGTGTACGTGGCGCTCGAGGTCGCGGGCATCATGCGCCGGCTGGGGCAGGGGAACGCGGCGGCCCCGTCCACACCGCGAACGTTCATCCTGGCGAACGACCCCGCGGCGTACTGGCCGCTGGAGGACGGGCCGCTGTCAGTGTCGGCGGCCTCCGCGGTGTCAGGTGGGCCGGTGCAGATCACCGGGAAGCCGGCGCCGGACCAGCCGTCGCCGCAGGTGTGGGGCCAGGGCCAGCTCGCGCCGTGGCTGCGGCCCGTCGCCAAAATCGAGCACGACACGCTGGGGACCGTCATGACCGCGGGCGTGGCCATGTCCGGATTCGTGGACACATGGACCATTGAGTGCATCCGGTCCGGAGGGTACGGGGAGGGCGCCGGGGACGGGACGCTGTTCTCCGCGGTTTACGGCGCGGCGACCGTCGAAACGTTCGTCATCGTCGGGTTTGACGCGCAAGCCGTGGACGTCACCCTGTCCCTCGGGTTCTCAACCGTGGCCACCGCCACCGCGCCGGCAGGCTTTTGGGATGACAACCCGCACCACGTGCGGCTGACCGCCACACAGGACGGCGCGGACATCGACTACCAGGTGTGGATCGACGGGGTGTCCGTCCTCACCCACACCGAGACCGGCGAGACGCTGGCGCCGCTGCTGCGGGTGGCCACCACAGTGTCAACCACAGTGACGACGGCGCTGGCGACCGGGCACTGGGCCGCGTGGACCGACCCGCCCGCCCTGGCCGACAGTGTGGACGCAGCGTTCGGGCACACCGGGGAGACGGCTGGCCGCCGCATTGAACGAATCTGCACCGAGCAGGGGATCCCGTTTACCGCCGTGGGCGACCTGGACGACACGGCGCCGATGGGGCCGCAGGCGCCGCTGCCGCCGCTGGAGCTGCTACTCGAGGCGGCGGCAGCGGATCACGGCATCCTCTACGAAACCCGCGACGAGCTCGGCCTCGAATACCGCACCCGGACCGACCTCTACGATCAGACCCCGGCGTTGACCGCGGACTACTCCGCGGGCGTGTTCTACGGGCTTCCGGAGCCCGTGGATGATGACCGCGCGACACGAAACGACGTCACCACGACACGCCCGCAGAGCGGGGAGGCCCGCGCGGTGCTCGAGGCCGGCGCCCTGTCCACAGCGGACCCCCCGGACGGTGTGGGCACCTACGCAACGTCGGTGACGCTGAACGTGGCCGGGGACGGGTTCCTGGCCGACCACGCCGGATGGTTGCTGGCCCTGGGCACCGTGGACGAGGCCCGCTATCCGCGGCTGCTGTTCCGGCTGAACGCCGCCGCGGGCATCGCGGCGGCCATCGCCGCCCTGGACCTGGGCGACCTGGTGCGGATCACCGACCTGCCTGCGTGGCTTCCACCCGACGACGTGGACGCGCTCGTGCAGGGCACCGTGGAAACGCTGGGCTCGCACATGCGGGACATCGAGTTAGCGACGGCGCCGGCCTCCCCCTATAACGTGGC